TATGAAAAATCATAAACATCAATTTCTACAGATACAGGGCATTGTCCATCCGCATCCATAAGAATTTCAGGTGCTTTTGTATAACTTTCATAAAGATAAGCATCAGTTTCAATATATTCCTTATCTTTATCTGCATCATAAACTAATTCTGGTTTAGCATCTGTAGGAACATGTCCAACGGGAATTTCATCATAAACAATTCCTCCATTATCATCTTCGTGCATTGCATGCCAACCAAATACGTTTTTTTGTTCTCCATCAACTTCAAGTTGATGAATATACGCTAAAATAGGTCGATTCTTAATACTTTTTAAATTCTTTTTCATAGAACTATAAGTAATTTGACTATGATTTTTATTTTTGCCCACATGAGCGGCTTTTAAATGTGTTTTAACAAGTCCGTCTTTGGACGTATCTTGAGAAAAAGATAAAGTACCCTCAAGTCCAACAGCCACAAAAGAACCACCAATAAAATCATCTTTGGAAAATTTAACACTGTTTCCTTGTTTGACTAAATAATCATAAAAAGCATCTATAGTAATAAACATAATTGCACCCCCTTATAAACATACCGTTTTTGAAAAGGTGCATTTATCAACAGGAACCGTACTATATTTCCCATTTTCATAACGACCTATATTTACAAACACAAACAAGCCCCCTTCTTTTTCTAATTCAGGATAACCCGCTTGTCTAAATAATTCAGCTACCTCTGTATCAGAGGTTTTAATAAACGGCATTTTTTCCATCTTTCAACCCCCTTATTCATTCGATCTATCTCTCTTGTCTCTAGTAGCCTCTCCTGAATCTGTAAGTTCCCCATCATCAAGAGCAGGTCTACCTACTTCTCCATTACCATTTCCACTAGACGTATGGCTAGATACAAGTGGACTATTGAACTTTTCGGACAGACCAAGAATATTTTCTTCAAGATAATTAGTAGCTAAAGATTCATATTCACTAATACCATTTAATGCATTAAGTGCCAATTTCACAGGAAGACCATAAGTACCATTTTCTAATAACTCTTTTCTAAAATCTTCTTTGGTATAAGCACTGATAGGAAAGAATACTACCTTACAAGGAGTACTAAGATTATATGTAGCATATCTGTTTACCCAACCTTGAGTTTGACCAAGTAATGAACTAATGGCTAATTCAGTATCCACTTTCATAGCAAGCTTCAAACCAGTAGTACCTGTAATAGAAATACTATTAAGCACTTGACCACCCATACCAGAATTAAGAACATTTTCTGTGGCTTTAGTTACCTTATTACTATTAGTCGTAGCATCATTATCACTAAATCCAATTGTATTTAATTTTCCGGGGACAATAGCGGCAGAAGTGTAATCAGGTAATGCCTCTTCGCACATACGATTAAAATATTGAATAATAATTTCAGGATCTACTTTCCAATCATCAATATTTTTACTGCCAGTAATAGTTTCCATTTCTAACCAAATCAATTTATAAATATCTTGCTCATCCGCTATAGCTTGAAAATCTTTAACATCTTCCAAGTTAATCAATTCAGCAAATAAACCAGAATAATATGGTACAATTACTTTCCAGTCTTCAACATTTAATTTTAAACAAACAGTATATTCTTCTGGAAATACTTGCCATTTAAAATCATCGCCACCAGATTGATATTGGTTATACATTGATTCAAAAGGGTCGCCCCAATATTCAAGCAAATAATTATATGTGCCCGTAAAATATGACATATCCATAGCAAATGCAAAATCGCCACTTGGAAATCTTCCTGCAATTTTACAATAATCTGGATCAAGTGGAAGAATAAATAACCCATTATCATCGTCATAATAAGCACAACCATAAAAAACATCTTGAAGAAAACAAATAAGATATATCATTAAGAATTTTTGTTGAAGATTAAGACTATCAATAAACTTTGCTGTCTCAGCATATTCCTTCAACATTTTTTGGTCATTCTGAGTATTAGCAGTTACATCATAATTAGGAATAATACGTCTTGCGTCTAATTCAAACATAGTCGCATTATATTGAATAAGTTTTTTATACATCTGTGATCGATAATAAAGATACCAAGAAAGATTCCTTAGATTCTTTTCATTATTACTAATGTTTTTTAAATAAGAAAGAAGTTTTCCTTTATCAAAAGTAGGAATAGCTTTTCTTGTATTTTTTGTCACATCTGTAATCTGTTTAAATGAAGTTTGAGCGGCTTCAAAATTTTTTAATCTATCATAATTATTATTATAAAAAGATTGTAATTCAGAAACTGTCTTTTCTCCATGTTGTGTTAAAATTGTATCTCGTGCCTGAGTTGTGCCCGACACATTACGATTTCTTTTTCTTTTACGTGCCATATGCACCTCCTCAAATTATTTTATTATTTCTTGTACGTCCCCTACGAATAGGAAGACTATATACAAGTCGTTCCACATCAGAAAAATTAGGTTTTAGTTGAAGCTCTAATTGTTTCATACACCAGTAATTATACGAAAGAGAAGAGTAGCGGTCTTTTCGATTACCTTTTGTTTCAAATACTTTTAACTTGCCATCTTTATAAAAGCCTTTTAATTTTACCAATTCAAAAATAGCCGCTGATGTTTCAGCATAAGATTTTAATAATTCACCTTTTTCATACACAGTTAATTTCTTATATCCTTTAAATTCTTTAGACAAATATATTTCTGCATCGTTTTCAGATACTAAAAAATCAACATTGCCATTTTGAATTGCGTTACGAAGTAAAAGACAATATATACTGTTAGAATCAGCAGTTGCCTTAACAGAATAAATTACTTTTTTGGCGTCTCGAACTTTACAACGTTGTGCCATTTCATCATTGTTACAGCAATTTAAAGCTTTATACGTCTCACCTGTTTCAGGGTCATATTGATCTTTTACCAAGAAGTCAAATGTGGAGAGGCCAACTCCGTTGGTATCAATTACCATATATGTACAATGGTATTGATAAAAATATCTCATAACAATAATACCTAATTCATCAGATGTCAGCCCTTCAAATGTTTGCCCAAAAACAAAATGTGCTTTATATTTTGTGTCTGTTGTCCTAATGGCATCATTAATATATATCGCAGAAGCATCATTCCGTTTCTTTTTAGTTGAAGCCATAAGCGCTATATCAACCGATAATATACGCTCACCATTCTTAGGCGGGGGTGGAATAGGATTATCTTTAGAATAAAATTTTAAAGGCAACAATCCTTTTTTATTTACCCTAAGTCGAGATGCATCATCAAAACTAAACACACCACCTTCATTGTCACCATACCAAAAACACTCGTCTTCCATATGAAATGCGGTCTCATCAAAATCATCTTCAGACATTCGATCTTCAATTTCATCTCGCATCAGCAATCCTTCAAAAACAGATATTTGATAAGGAAGACCGCAAACAAAATATTTTCGTTTGGGATTCAAAAAATTTTTAAAATACGCTAAGAACTTATCATAACCCCAACTAGATTTTAACCAAGGCGAGGACATGTATATTTCTTTATTACGTTCTTGTAAATGAGCATATTGCGGATATTTCAAATAGCCCGGACTTCTAGGCGCTTTAAGAAATTCTTTAATAACAGTATCAATAATACGTTTATCTGTCTTAACATATTCATCAACAATTATTATATTCGCACGTTGAGAACGAGCATTATCTGTGCTAGTTGTTGTCTTAATCCAACTTCCATTTTTAAAGAATATTGATCCGTCATTTTGGCTTATATTTATTTTTTCTATCTCATTTCTTAAAAAGGCGCTTTGAGGACATAACTCATCTCGTATTTTCGCCAGACTTTCATTAGCTTGTTTCAAGACGCTAGCAGTAATGATAATTTTCGATCCCGGATATAAAATCGCTCGGCATACTAAAAACAACGCCACCAAGAAAGTTTTTCCAATTCCGCGACTCCCACAAAATAAGAAAAAATTGTTGTGCATCATTGCCCATAACAGCAATTCCTGAAACCACCTAAGACGTATATCTGTAAATTGTAATGCTTCTTTAACAAACCGTTGTGGATTCGCTCGATAGTACCCAGCCCTCCAAGCAATAGTTCGCATCATTTTTGTATGCTTTTCTTCTTTTACTTCTTCGATATTTCTGGTTTCTTCAATAAAATCACTCATGAATCATCATCCGATTCAAATTCTTCAGCCATTTTATTGCCAAAGATTTCATCAAAAATAGCTTCTGTATCATCGCCCTCTTCATATTCAGGACGTTTCACAGTAAGCTTGCCCATAAACCTTTCATATATAGAAGAAAAAGCATTTTTTAAATTAAGCATTTTAGCCAAGTGTCCTTTAAAGAACACATCAATTAATAAGCCAATCCTATCCACATCAGCCCATTCACCCTCTGGCTCAGGAATTGGTTTTTCCATCTCCCAAGCTTTAATCAATTCACCAAAACTTTTTTGATCAGTCATGGCGTCTGTAGAATTTTGAGTTGGTTTAATACCCAAACTAGTCATAATTTCCTGACAAGATTTAATAGCGTCTTTAGGATCACCGTCTTCTTTAGCTAATCGTCTTGCCCGCATATCTTGAATACATAATT